GGGAACATCATGCCCTCAAGTCAGATCACTGGTCCCGCAGGCTACAACCATCAAGATAAATTGGTTTTGCCCGATAGGGCTGCTGACATGTCTAAAGCAGAGTACCTGGTGAAAGAACAGAACACCATGGACCCCAATTTACGGGCTCAGCTTCAGATCCTAACGACACTTCCCCAGCAAAATTTTTATAACGTTCAAGATCAAACGACAAATTTGATGACTCAGAACTACGCAATGCCTGATAGTTTGGCCTTCCAAATGCCTATCGCAGGTGAACGTATGCGTGGTGGGAAGAAAAAGTGATTAACGAAAATCCCACTGTGCGCCTGGCAGGGATGCGCCTCGGCCTCAAACCCTTTGAGGTTGCCAAGATCGCCACGAATCCACGTGAGCTAACTGCTCGCTTAAGGTATCAGCAAACATTTCCTCAAAGTTGACGCTACTGGAGTCAAAGAAACCGACCTAAAAAGCTTAAAAGGTCGGACAACCTTGCTTTAAATCTGCTATAATTATTAGTTCGGGGCGGGCCTAATTCAAGCCCGCTACTTGTGTCACAGACCGGGTTGAGGGGTCCAGGGATCTGGCTCCTCTTTCGGCTTGTTGAATGGCGCACCGTGTTGCTGCAGCTGCATCATCGCGAGTGCTTGCTTGTGCTGCTGCAAATCTTGTTGAAGCTGAGTTGTTTGCGCGGTTGCCCATTCTTGTGCGTTCTTGGTTAAAGCATCCAGAACGTTAGCAGTGTGTGGGAAGTTAAAAGCAACTCCTAACCCTGCGGAGTTAGTCGCAATTTTTTCTCCGTTTGTTCCCTCAGCAAGTGCTGTTAGGAATGCGTGAGCATTTTCGGTCGGTACGTTTGCTAAGAACGCCAGTTGTATTGGGTCTACCAGACCTCGATTTAACTCATACAGTGTGCGAAAACAAGCTGTAACACGGATGCCTTGCTCTTCTGAGATAAGTGTGCGGGCACGGCGTTCAGATGTTGCAGCAGCTCCACCCAGAAGACCACCCATGAAAGCCAATGAGGCACCTACATACTGGGGTGAAGTGATTGCCGTGGCTATGCCCACGATTGCACCGCACACTGTTGCCAGTGGAACGGCCTTAGGAGATTTGAGGATCATGTTTTTGAAAGGCAGATTCCCAAGTAGTAGGGTCAGGATTTTGAGCAAACTCTACCGGAGAAGGTAGTCGATCTGGCCCATGGGCCGCTCTGTCAGATGTTAAGTCAAAAGCCTTCAATCGCAAACCCTGAATTGCAGGCATCCCAGCTTTTATCGTCAACTTGCAACCTGGAAGTTTCAGAATATTGACTAGCGCTTCCCTCGTCCGTTCTACGAAACGAGGTTTAGCAGCTGGCTTATAACCACAGGCTTTACAAAAGTTTGCGTAGCTTGCATACAGCTCTGAGTAAGCGTCCTTCACATACAAGCCTCTCTCGCTTTCATCTGTAGAAGGTCTCGAAGCACCTCTTCCGACGACCGTGGCTGAGTTTGGTGTGTATAAGCAGCACTCTCCCAACCAACTCACAAATTGATTATTGAATACAAGAGCTTCGATATTCGTTTTAGCAATAGAAGGAACATGCTTAACAGGGTTAGCAAGGATATCTCTCATTTTGTCGTGACTGAGATCAAGTGCCCAGCTAACAATTCCGCTCATCTCGGGGAGAAAAGCTCCTTCGATTCTGTCTTCGTAAACGCTGATCAGCTCCTTTCGATCACTAGGAGGGACTACCTTATCCATCACGATAGTGAGTCGGCGACGCTCCAGACCACTACTGGAGTCGCTTGAGGAAATATGTTCGTTACTAGCTATACACACCAGACACTCAGGTTTGAAGCTGATAATCTCCTTGCCATACTTACGCTCAGCTCGCAGGGTATCCGAAGCGGACGTAAGCTTTTTAAGTACGTCCATCCTCTTGTTGTAGTTTGATTCGTCTGTAAGGAGGAGTAGACGCTTACCAATAAGGTTGTAGGTTTCAAACTTGTTGGTTTCGATGATCTCCAGACTGCTGGTATGAGCCCCATGGAAACCAGCAAGCGCAATCATCAACTGCTGCATCGTCGATTTACCGGTACCACCAGGACCAACTAAATGCAAGAAACGTTCGCCTGCTGTGTAACCCGTTAAAAGTGCACGAGAAAATGCTTGGATAAGTAACGCTTGCCCCGTGTCTAATGAATTGTTTAACCACTTCAAGAACTCTGGACACTTGGCATCAGCGTCGTATCCATAGGCCAGCTTGCTCCTCAGATAAAGATCTTTGTGCTGCCCAGCTTGAAAATCCATGGTCTCGCTATCGAGTACCCCGTTTTCAAAAGGAATAAACTTACGCCCAGCAGACCAGATGCTCTTACGTCCACCGTGGATAGAACGCAGCATTTTTGCTTTGAGGATTTGAAAAACACTGTTTACAGTAGCGGAGTTGTACTTAGGAAGTACTCCCGCAGTTACAAAGTTATCTAGTGCCTTTACAATACGCCTTTTAATGTGCTGTTCGTCCTGCTGGTACCAGATGCCGAGATCGTTGTCGTAGGTGTAGAAGTGATCGAGGTTGCTATCGTAAACAAAGTCATCGCCTTGGTTTGTGACAATAATGTCTGCAACATCATTCTCTGAGAACTGTCGGTTTTGACCGTTGCCAGCCTGCAGGTTTATGAGTTGCGTCGGTGTTTGTGGAGTGCTCACGGGTTGCTGAGTCGGTGTTGATTTTGGTGTTGATGTTGTTTTTGGAGGAGCTGAGCTAGGAGTTAAATCAAAGTCATCGAAGCTCAAAACTGAATTAAGAGGCGCTGCCTTTGCGGCTTGTAGGGCTGCTTTTTCTTCGTCTGAGGCAATCTCATTAAACAATTTTCGGTTGGAGCTCTTGAGTTTTTTCCAGATAGCCAGGGAACCCAGTTCGGATGCCAGAGCAATGGAAGGGAGAAGCTCGTCAGCCCCTTGGATTGAATTTAAAATCCGGTAGAACTTGCCATCGAGGTCATGGGGATAATTGTAGATACTATAGAACGCAGTATGCGCAAGAGTCAACGGGGAGGTAGATACTGCAATATTGTGCTCTTTAAGCCAGTTTGTCCAGCCAATTAACTCCTTAAAAACCACAGCCATTGTCGAACTGCGATCATCTACAGGGTTCCCATCCAGAACCGACCGCACTGCGTTAGACACCAGTTTTTCCAGATCGATACCATCTGGATCTCCTGTGATGCTTTTCAGAATTTCTTCAGGATCACTTTCTGAGGGATTTACAGTCTTGGGTAAGGCTAGGTAAACATTGTGTGCTTCGTCTATCTTCTCTGCAGGAATAAACTTACCTGGTTGGCTAAAGATCGCATTACTGTCCTTAGCGCCATAAAAGAGGTTTGGGCATTGCGTGGCTCTGATATCAAATCCTGGGATCTGCTTACAGATTTCACGAGTAAACCATTGATAAAAACCAGGATCAATGATCGGTTTTTCTAAGGCAAAGATCAAACGAAACCTAGGCCACTCTGGAGCTGTAGAAGGAGACTCGTAACCCAGGGTTAAATATTTCTTACAAATTTCTAGTTGAAGCGCTTCATCGGGTGTTAATTCCTGTTTCTGAATTTTATTTCCATCACTATCCTTACCGTCCGCTTGGTTATCGATATCAACGATAATCATTCCCGCCTGAATTAATCCGGTATTATTTTTTTGCCTTTTTCCTTCAACTAAATGCCACGCGCACACACCAGCACTTCTACCCAGCTCTATCGCAAGATCTTCTAACGAAATGCAAACAGGTTTCCAATTTTCATTAAACGCAGTAAAGTTACCACCTGCTGAGATCTTTCCTGTATTTATATCTAGATAACTAGAAACCTTTCTGTTTATTGAGCAAATGTAGTTCATGGAGTGCTGCGAGGTCTTCTAGTATGCCGTAGTTTTGACTAAGCGCCAAGGAACCAAGTATTAAGAAATATCTTTGGATCCTTTATCTTTGCTTCGCTAATTCTACGCGGCTTCTTGAAGATCATAGTAGTGCTTTACGGTCTCGAACCAAGCTTTTTCGTCTCTTTCTACTTCTTCTGGACCAAAAGTAAAGATTTGAGTATTAAATTCTTCGACAGCAGTTGTAACAATAATTTGAGTCTTCAGAATTTTAATTCCTAGACAAGCTTCTGCTGCTGCTTTATAGGCAGCCAGTTGTAGTTTTGTTTTTTTAGTTTTAAACACACCAGAGATCAGAGCTTTTCTGATCCTGTCATCAAGCTGCTGATCTTTCTTCGGGAACCTTGCAGCGTAAGGACCATTGCTGGTTTTAAAGTCCGCAAGAATAATTTCTCCTGCTGCATTCATGTAGATCAAGTCACAGCAACCCGCGTAGCCGTGCCCAGTCTGAGGGTCGTAGTAATGAATTCGACCTACACCGTCATCGCCAACAAACTTTGCCCAGCGTGGTTGGTTAAAAGGCTTCTCCGACCACAGGACACGACCATCTCCCAGTAAGTCGTCAATCAACTCTGGCATTCCCTGCCAGTACAGCCGATACGCTTCGGGAGGTACTACTCTTAAACCTTTTAAATAATTCTCAACGCTGTTATGAATCCAAGTTCCTCTTGTAGCTGCTTGATCCGCTACTCCTGGATTTAATTTATTCCACGCAGCTAGTTTTCTCTGAGTTTCCTCAGATTGCGTAGCAGTCAGGATTGAGGTGACTGATGGTAGAGGTTTAGGGACTCCATCGCAAAGATAGTGACGTAAACCGTTTACTGTAACTCTGGTGTCGGACACGATAAGGGTGTCAATTAATAATAGTCTAGAACGAAGTTGCAAATACAGCTGGCCCGTCTAAGTCATCTTCGTCATTGTTGTCATCTTCGTCATCATCAATAAAAAATTCTTGTTTTTGGTACTGATACTCACGTATACGCTGATCTAAGTCTCCGTTCAGACAAAGAGCTGCGGAGAAAGCTTCGATTACGATTTGAGCGCAGGTCTCACCGTCTCTTGTATTACCTTGGTGATCGATGCACTCTGTCAGCAGCTGTTCAGAAGTCAGCAAGCCTACAATTTTATCTAATTTTGTATTCTGAGAAGTTTGCAGTTCGATCAGCTGGTTTAATAACGTTTCCAGTTTTGATTTCATGCCCGTAAGCTTTTAGGTCGCTGCCACCCTACTTCGAAATCGATATTTGTACTTACATCAGCTGCACCAGCTCTTTGAAAGATAAACCACGCAGAGGTTACAGAATCTTTTAATTGTTTACCATCCGCACGGAATGACGGCCTTGGCGACAATATTTTTAGATTTGTAAGCGAACTATTGGTGAGAAAGGGTTCCCTCTTCCGTGTGGGCTCTAGGAAAGTAATGCGATCCAGTAAGCAAACACCTTTCGAGGCGACTTCCAAACCGTAATCCGTTACCCAGTCTGTTAGTTCTCCCATCCCCTGCGTAATTGCTACCACCCAATCAACGTGGCCCTTATGGCTTAGCCACCACTCTGGGTCTTGGATTGCTTCTTTGTTGTCTACTGTTACTAGACTTTCTATCCCATGTCCTTTTAACTGCTCGGCAAGTTGCCCGTCAAAATCGGTTGGGAGCAAAATCCGACCCTGGCAAATACCTTCTGCCGCAATAGGATTGAATATGAACTTCGGCACGTGGTAAAACGACATGGATAAAAAAGAAGTCTTGAGTAGGCTTCGGGATTTTATGAGCTTAGAACAAGAATTTTTGCATAAATCCTTTATGGCTCAAACTCCTAAGCTCGATAAGTCTGAGTTAATAGATATCCTAGATCTCGTACATGCTAACTATTTAGTTAGAGGGCGTCTGTTCACTAAGCTTGCGCATTGGTGTTCGGAACAGGATTACCCAATTCCGGGGTTAGACGAACTACTTTCTGAGTAAACAAAAAAAAGGGCACTCCTTGGAGTACCCTCGTCCCTTTCCTGTTTAGTCTAGTTTAGAAATCTAGACCAGCAGCTTTTAGGGCTTCTTTTTGTTCCTCCGTCAGTTCTTTTTTTGCTGCCGCAGCTTTCTTAGGTGCGGGTGGCTCACTTTCTTCAAGAACTTTCCCAGCGATCGCGGCTGATGGCGGGAGAGATTGAAAACCGCCTGCCTGACTTTCCAGACGCTTTGGATTGGCCTCTGTAAAAGCCGACTTAAGCGCCTCGTGGTTTTCTCCCAGAGGAAGCTCCACCAAATTGCTACCGGGGATAGAAGAACGAAGTGCAGAAGATACCAGCTCTCCTCCATCGTTTTCGAGCCACGCTCCGATATCTTCAATAAGCTTAAGCTCTTCCGCACCTTCAGGAGGTCGATCTTTAAACTCCAATGCGTTGAAGTTAATTTTGGCACCATCTGCACCAGTGACTGGATCACGTTCGTTGAAACTCCGGGTGGCAAACTTTGTCGATGTTACTATCTCACCGACATTGATCCGATTGTTGTAGAGCGTTTGGAAGTACGCAATAAAGTTTTTCTGGCTAGATTTCCCAGAAATGATGCTCGTCGAAACACACCGGGGAGGTAGCAAACGGTGATTAGGGCTAACGCCAATGTAAGCAATCCGAATAAATTCTTCATGCGAACGCATACCGAGATTCCCGAAGAAAGGGGTGAACCCGAGTAAAACAAACTCGATCGGGATACCGTTATCATTGGCATCCGTAATCGCCGAGTCAGGATCAGAGTCGGACTTCCAACGACGCGCTTGAAGGTCGATTCGAAGCGTGTGCGGCGGGATTTGACAGAGAATTTCATCGACTGAAAATTTACCGGCAATAAAGACCATGGTTAGTACCTAAATCAGAGGGAGAAATCAAGAGAACCGAGAGCAGAAGGGGACACGCGTCCTTTATCAAGGTCAGCAGCTTTTTTAGGAGCCGACCGCGTGGCTTTAGGAAGGTAGAGAACTTTATCTACCCCATAGTTGAGGTAGCGCTTATCCTCTTTTTCGCTCGTAGAAACACGTCCAACAGCAATTGTCGGTGTACCTGGAGCGAGCTCAGCAAGCTGAGTAGAAAGTTTATCCCACGCAGTTAACTTAAACCAGTGAGTTTCTTCCTTCTCGTTTTGCCAAGCAAGAGAACGATTAGTGACTGTTGCGTCGTCTAGCTGAGTTTCCTCGGTCTTAGGACCAAGGCCACCCGTGGCGACAAACAAGTTCACGGCTAGGAGGTCATCCCAGTTGTCTTGCTCAACCACCAACATGGGCTGCATCTGCAGAAATCCATCCGGAGTGGGTCGTGTCGGACCTAGAGCAAGAATAACTTGACTTTCTTTTAAGTTTGTCAGGATCTTTCCGACATAGTGCTCGTTTGACATCGAAAGTTGAACTTTCGTTGCAATACGACGATCGCTTGCAGGGAGAGATTCAGTTAAGACATTGGCGATCTTTTGATCGTCTATGAGGGCAGTGCTAGTTACACGGAGTCCCAGGATGAAAACGTTCACGGTTTAGGGTTCTGTAAATTGTTGAGCGATGGACTTTTAAAGCCTTAGCAATCTCTCTTACGGGAGCGCCTTGGCTTGCAAAGGCTACTGCCAAATTCATGTCTGCGCTAGTCATCTTGGAAGCTTTCATGTTTTTGTAGGTGTTGTGAAACGGGTTTATGCAACTTTTATTTCCGCAGGAAGGTTTGACATACAAATCCCTGTTCATTTCCATATAGTCGAGTATTAACGGTCGCACATAGTATCTATTATTTAACGCGTAGATTACTGGAGTTGCGTTCGTATAAGTACCTTTCCATAACGTACATTCTTTATGATTAAAATCGCTGTAAGCAAGTCGACGATAAAGTTCGCTTAATTTTGAATTACGAGTAGCACCGTAAGTTAGTTCAAGCGAGCTTGCTTTGAGACTGCGAGCTATATCGCTTGACTGAGCTTGCGCGTGGCCGATATCATTTGCTGTAATGGATAATTCTAATTTTTTATCTTTGTTAAATAAAATTAATTTATATTCCTCAGTACACGTCATTCGGTTGAAACCGGGTCTTGTGCAGAATCATATCCAACTCCGCTTCAGTAAGCGAAAAAAGAGGGAGTAGCTTTCGCCACCCCCTGAGTTTTAAAATAAAAAAGCAAAAAGGTATTTTCATTCTCAACCAGCTGAAGCTTTGGCTTTTATTTCTTCATATATACCGCCTTTCTTACCCGGTAATTCCCCTTGTTTTAAAGTAGCAATATTTTCATCAAGGAACGAAAGGACTTGTGCGTAAGTCGCACCCTCGGCTAAAGCGTTTTTCAAGTCTTTAGCGCCAAAGAACTTAGCACTCTCACCTGCTCCTGCGCTGATTTTAGGTGCGGGTGCAGGAGCAGGAGCAGGTGCAGGTGCAGGTGCAGGTGCAGGTGCAGGTGCCGGTGCGGGTGCCGGTGCGGGTGCCGGTGCCGGTGCGGGAGCAGGTGCAGGTCCACCATACTGTTGAGGCGCCGTGGCCGTACCAGCCGCCCAATCGTAGACACCCCCGCCACCGGGTAAGTTCCCTTCACGAATGTTACCCATGTTTTGATCTAAATAAGCTTTAATATCAGCATTAGTTTTGCCTGCTTCTAGAGCTGCTTTGTAGTCTTCACCTCCAAAGTAAAAAGAACTTTGACCTGCCGACGTATTTAATTGAGGCGCACGCGGAGTAACACTTTCTGGGTTGACGTTGCCTCTAACAAGTTGCTCATACAAACCACCAGATTGACCCGCTCGGTTTGATGGAGCAACCATATTCGGATTGCTTTCCATATAGTTCCTAATTTCTTCATTGCTATAACCAAGTTTCTGAGCTTCGAAATAATCCGCAGCTCCGAACAAGCCAGACTGACCGTATTCACCTGCAATGCTGCCCAATGAGCGGCGAGTATCAACCGGTTTAGGAGTAGGAGCAGGACCTCCGGGGAGAGTAATGTTGATATTGGTACCTGGTGCTTCTGGTTTCAGTGAAAATTCAGAAACGGTTGTAGGCATCTTAGGTGCGTTATAGCTCAGCACATTACCCCGACCCTTCTCCAACATCCGCGTGGTGTATTCAGGAGCAAAACCTCCCATATCCACATTTCCTTCTTCGTCTTCGAATAATCCGGCTAAATCAATGCCGAATTTTGTACCAGCCATTTGAAGGGGGGCTGGATATTTTGAACGAGAAGCAGTCATCGTATGTCGGTCCTATTTTCTAAGTATAAGCGAGATTTTTATTTAGGTACTTCAAAAGGTTTAAACCCAGCAAAAGCAGACCCCTTAGTTGGTGTTGCGGGTGTTTTTGGAGCTTCAAAAAGTTTAAATCCTCCAAACTCCTGAGCTGCTCTTACGTTACCTGTTAATGCCGGACCCTTAGCTTCAGTCTTGGTTTTTTTCTTATAAGTATTTCTGAGTGTGGGGAAATAACTTAGGAGAAGAGAAGGTGCCGAGGAACCTTCTGCTTCTAAGCCTACGCCAAAGTAGTCACCTGCATATCGCATTTTTTAGAAAACTGAAAGCCTATTTCTTACTATAGCTAATCTTCGTTCGGGATAAAAAACCGAGTCAGCTCAAAACCAGGCCCTAACACGCCCTTTAACGTCGTGACCATGCTCTTGGCATCATCGTGATACTTAAAAAGCTTTGCTTCACTGCGCTTAGCACTGTAACTAACTAGCTTTTTTTCCTCT